TTATTCAAATTTACCCCAAGTACTTGTACGCTTACCCCCAGAACTTTCGCCTGTAGGTAAGTAACCAAATTGACCGTTTCCTCTAGGTTGTCTGATCCATACGTATCCCCCACTATGTGCAAATGCGTCGTATTCAACTACTGAGCCTTTAGGTAAAACTCCAATCTTAGATGAATTTGTTGTAGCTCCCCAACGTAACACAATTCCTTCATCTACTGTAATAGTGAACTTGCCACTTTCCTTGAACCAATTAACACCTAAATCATCAGTCCATGAGTCATATTTAACGTTATTTTGGTTAGGTACTGGAGTTGGTTTAGGTGTTTCAGTTTGTGGCTTTGCTCCAGGTTTAGCAAATTTATCCCAAGCATTTGTGTCTAAATACCAGATAGATCTATCCATGTCACCGCCAGTGTATTGCCAACCAGCAATTGAGCCAAAAGCACCATTAGATACGTTCATGTCTGGCTCAGTCCAAGAGTTCCAGTTCATGGATGCGTACTTGGCTACCCAAACTGCACAATCTTTTGCACAGTTAGCCACTTGGTTTAAAGCTGATTCCTGAACATAGATAACACACCATACACCAGTCAAACGGTGTACCTCGTCTACGAATTGACGAACCCAGTTAGTATTTCCCCATGCTGAATTTTGGTAACCTTCCCAGTCAATGATCAGCATACCTTGACCTACATAGTTCTTGATATTGTTGATAAAATATTGTGCTTCTGCAACTGGACTACCACCACCAGCGTAATGATACAAGCCACGCTTTTTGCCAAGCTGTCCTGCTAGATCCCATTGGTGGTTGCACTTAGGATTAACGTATCCTGTGCCTTGAGTAGCCTTCACAATTACTCCTTGAGCGTGTGGATCACGAATAATACTATCATCTGATCCCGAATAAACATCTACTGTGTACATAACCATGTTATTTGTCCTCCCTAGTATTTACTGTTGGTGTTAAATCTGATTTTTCGTAAGCCGATTGAACTGCTGTGTGGATAACTTGTGAATCAAGCCTATATCCTTGTTTTCTCATAACATCATTTACAATCATACTTGCTTCATCAAACTTTTCACGTCCACTCTTATCTTGACTGACTAAGCTAGTAACTGCCATGTCTGCCACTTGCTCAAGCAAAGTCCACAATGCTCGTGATTGTTCGGTGGATGCATGTCCAGCCTTATTATCTAAGACTGGCTTGAGTTGCTTGAGTAAAAAAATAGCCAGTACAGATAATAGCCCTGTCTGTACCAGCCATTCGATAATATTATTGATAACTTTCATTATTCTTTTTCTCCTTTTTCAAATAAGCTCTTGATACGCTCATGATGTCTATCTAACCGTCTATCATGTTCATCAACACGTTTCTCTAAACGTTCAAAATTCGCTTGTTGCTTATCAAAACTAGCATTTAACTTTTGAATGTTACTGTTTAAAGTTCTTAATTGCTCAGAGAAAGGTTTTAACACTGAATTAATATTCTTGTTAAAAGCCTTGCTACCATGATTTATTAACCAATACACACCACTAAAAAGAACGGAAATAACAGCCAGAATCGACGCTATCTCCGCCCACGAATATCCTAATAATGAATGCACATAACTTCACCTGCTTTTGCTGTACTATTCCTACCCCGCCCACCCTGTCATTATCTTAAGCTGTTGGAGTTACTGTTGGTACGTCATAATCAACACCTGTAATTTTCTTAAATTGTTCCTTGCCAAAATAATGAACTTGAACAGCTGAACGACAATCATCTATGCTAAATAATCCTAGTGGGTAATATTCCTTAAACATTGTATACATTACTTCATTCATCTTAATGTCCTCCCTTATTTAGATCTATTAATTGTTTTATTAAACTTGCATTAACCTTTTGTTGTTGCATATTCGCTACTTGTAATTGCATAACTTGCTTAGTCAAAGCTGCCAATGTTTGTTGATCTTGTGTTGGCTCTGGTTTAACCTCTGGAACAGTATACTTCTTCTTCCATTCTTCCTCCGTCAAACTATTCCAACTGTTAGTTGTTGCATTCCAAGTAGGATCGTATAACCCTACACCATTGCTATCTACCGGTTTTACTGTTGTAGCGTTAGCTGGTAAATCATAATTATCTGGATAATTGCTTACTGGATACATATATCTTTTTGTTTCTTTATCGTAAATAAAAATTAACATCTGATACCCTCCTCTATTGGTCTCTTTGTCCATCAATTCTGGTCCATTCTTTCCAAGTATGATCTACATAAGATCTAAAATAAATAGAGCCAAGGTTTGCTAAAATTAATATTTGTGTAGCAATATTTCCACTCTCATCTCCGCACTGTATTAACGATCCCCAAAATGATTTTTTATTTTGTAAAGATTTTGGCCATGAACTATCTGACATTTGGTCCCATAAACCAACTATATGCATTCCTTGCCCTACACCATTTAGGCTTACGCTACCACTAGCTCCACCGCCAATAAATTTACCAATTTTAAAATTAGCTGTATCTTTTTGGTTTAAAGCTGTTACTCCATCATCAATAGTTTTAACTTTGTCGAAATTCTCTTTAATTTTCTCTGGCCCGTTTTGCATTTCGGAGAAAATAGGTTCAAAATTTATTGCCATGTTTGTTCCTTCTTTCTTTATTTTCTAAAATAAATAGCCCTGTAGCCATTAAAGGCTGCAAAGCTACCATCTTGTAAATTATTCATTTGTATGTTGTCTGAAAATTCGTTACTGCTATCTAATAATTCAACTGTACTCTTACCACTAGCTGCACTAATGACTTTAGCTTGGATATTGCGTTTATTTCCGCTCTAATCTCTCTGTTGTGTCATTTACATAAACTGACCTTAAATCACTTGGAGCTGTTGGATAATTGAAATAGCCTGTGCTATGTGATAAATAGCTACTGCCTTTACCGTCTCCAGCTTTAGCAGCACTATCATCAACATTGCCCAGACTAATCTTAATTGTTTTATTACCACTACCTAAATACCAATCTCCATACTTGTAGTACGGTTTAGCATCCATGTAGAAATTACGTGGTATACGGACAACGATTGAATTATTATCCGTATACTCTGCCTCACAAGGAACTAATTTAGTTAGAGTTTCACCAAATGACCCAGCACCCAAGCCGCCCACTTCAGTACCTATCGCGTTTTCATAATAAAAAACTGTTGGCTTAGGATAGTCTTTCTGGTTGTGTACGATTGTGATCTTGTAACCATAAAGCAAATCTTCCAAGCTATCAGCTGTCACCATACTTGCATTACGTTCAGCGACCATACCGTTAGATAGCGTGATGACGTTGGTACCATCTGGAACTTCATCCTTATGCTTAACACGAATTTGCCAAACAGCTCCATGCCCATCGTCGTAGTTATCCCAACCTTTTGTGATTGCAAGATCATTTGCAGCTAATGTGGCATTACTCTGCATGGTTGGAACATCGCTGAATTGCCATGCTCGATCGTGGAATTGGGCTTGCTTCAGTGTTTCTTGGATTTGCTTTGTCATCTCTAACAACTGGTTATAGCGAATGTACAAGCCGTTCTTAGGATCATTTACTTCTGCCATTGCATCGTTTAACGATTGCTTGTACTTAGCCAACCATTCATCGAACTCTTGACTATACGCTTTGCCTTTCTCGTTAAGTTCGTCCTTGATTGTGTTGCCTTTATTAGTTACTTGCTCAACTATTTTCTTAAACTCATCTATTGCAATATTTGCAGTTTGTCCTACTGCAGCATAGAAACGGTCTGGTAAAACTACTAAAACCATATCAACCGTTGATACAGTATTACCATTTGCATCAATGAACTTGAAATAAGCTTGTTCCCAAGTTCCTTGATAGTTAAAAGTGTTTTCATCAAAGTAAACCGTACAGCGTCCTTGTTCCAAGTTATCCGTCTTTTGGTCTGCTCTAAAATCTAAATAGTGCCTATGCGCTACTTGCTTTGGATCCACACCACCAAACAATAACTTCATTCCACGTAAATCAACTGAATAACTGTTTGAAGTTACAAATAGCTTGATGTAGTCCTGGGTATCTCCAACACGTCCTTTAAACTTATTCGTAATATCTAGCACTTCATTTTGATATCTCAATAAGTCAAAATTAATATACTGATTATTTGCTACTGCCATTAATTCTCACCACCTTTCAAATATTGTTCACTAACATTATCTTGTTTAAATTTCGTTAGTTTATCTAAAATAATTTGAAGTTGTTGGTAATACTGATTGAAATTATCCTTATCTAACTCTAATTTATCATTCAAGTAAGCTTCATAAGATACTGTTATCAAATTACCCAAATCATCATATCCTTGGTAATCAGACTCATTTACTAGGCTTGCCAGTTTCTTCAAAATGATATTGATTAACCTTGTATTCTCACAAATTTGGTTATACAAAAGCCGTGAGAAACTTGCATCTAGTTTCTGAATAATTAAAGCTAATCTAAAATCATTATCCAAATACAAATCATCATTCAACCAACTTAAATGGCTATTAACCTCATCTTGAAAGTCCGTCATATTCTTCTGATATACATTTAAAAATTCATGTATATCGCCATTCCAACTAAGCACTAAATATCAACTCCTTAAACTTCTCGCTTGGTTCTGCGCTCATATCTACATTTCCAGATATACCTTTAACACTACCTTTACTTGTGAATTGATGCAAGTCATATGGGTGTGTAGGTTTTAAACTATTAGCCAATGTTCCATCATTCTGTCCGTAACTTGGTATCCAAATCGCACCAGGACGCGCTACATTCAAATTGAACTTATCGTACAAATGATTAGCAATATACAACACAATCTTGTTATCTGGCACACCTAAAGCATTGAGTTGTGACATATAAGCCTCAACTCCCGCTCTCATCTGAGTAACATCTCCACTCATCTCAATACTTTCAACATCAATTGCATAAAAAATAGGCTGTTGCTTACCTGCGACAACCTTTTGTGTGCGATTATAGAAATCTCTTGCTTCTTGTTGAGCGTCTGATGTAGATGTAGCAGCAAAATATGCATACACCGCATACTTTCCACCAGCTGAAATACATTTTTGTAAATTCTCCATGTACTTTAAATCTTGATGAGCAGAACCATGCTGAACTCGGATAATACTCAAAGTAACATCATCAGCAATTACCTTATTCCAATCAATTACACCTTGCCACTCTGAGACATCAATAATCTTGCCAATGTGTTGTGGTTTAGGTATATCTGGAGTTGTTGGAGTATTGTTGTTGAGTTTATCGTCAATATACTCTTTTAATTTGCCTTCCAATTCCTTTTGAATACTAGGTAATACAATTCCTTTTTGAACTTTAGAAATTTGATTTTTTAAAGTCTCACCTAGTTTTTTATTTCTCTCAAATGCTTTTTGGTTTCTAACTTGCCACTCAACTGGATCAAATCTCTTATTACCAAACGTAACAGTATCTGCCTGCTTATTTTGTGGATACCAAGTATATGAGTTAATTCTTACTTCTACATCAATTCCAAATCTATCTCTTAGCCAACCGTAATTACCTACTTTAATATCATTATTAAATTTAACTGAATTATACTTGAAGTTAGCATAATCTAAAGTATATTCAATATCTGGATAATCATGGATACTTGCTTTTAATTTATTAAGTAAAGTATTCTCATCAGTTATATTATCATCAGTAATTGGTTCAGCTTCTACTTTGGGCCAATGTGCTTTTTCAACCAATGGAGACACATATTCAGAGTGTATCTCATATTCAGTAGGCTTATCTTCTTCAACTGTTTCTGTTGGTTGTTCAACATTACTTTCAGAATTGTTATTCGCTATACCATTTCTAATAATTTCCTGTGGATTAAGCCATGTTCCATCATTGGTAAATGATTTTCCTACAGCAGTATTAAAATCAACTTTAGTAATTCCTATGTGGAGATGATCTGTATTGCGATAACCAATCACATCTCCTGTTTTTACTACATCACCAACGTTTACTCTTATGTTGGACATGTTGGAAAAAGCTTCCTGGTAAACTATGTTGTATCCATCATCCGAATGTATAACAACATAGTTACCCAAACCACCCATATAGGACTTGATAATTACTTTTCCACTATGAATAGCATGAACAGCACTACCTGGATGATCTACAGAACCAAAATCTAATCCATCATGAAATGAATTAGGTCTAAATCCACCATCATAGCCAAATCTTTGCCCTAAACTAAAAGATCCTTCCCCTACACTAGGGAAAGGCCAACCCCAAGAACCACCAGAACTAGAACTACCGCTCGTTTCATCTGTTGTCTCTTGAACTATTGGCTTAGCTTGCCCTTTGATGTACGTTGTTATTGTTGAATAATCTTCGTTATAACTTATCTTTGAAACATTGGCATTGTCTATAAATAGAAAAGACTCTTTTGTTCCTAGTTTCTTTTGAATGTGGATCGTATAGTTATCAAAATAGAATTCAAATCCAAAATCACTTGCTAAATTCTGCATTAGCAAATCATCAGCATAACCACCACCAAAGCCTTCTGAGAAAGCATAATTATCAAAATTATCATGTAGTACATACTTTATTTGCGTATCCTTGATTAACAAATCTAAACATGCTTTTAAAGATTGAGTATTCTCTAATCTCTCATCTACATATTTGTTGTGCAAGTCTTTAGCAATATGAATAGCTGTTACTGAATACTGTTTGTATTTCCCTAGAGATACAGGATTATTAGTAACTATTCTATATCTCTGCTTGTTTTCTGGTACTTCAATAATTGTAAAAGGTATCATCATCTGAGCTGCAACTTCATTTTCTGGAGTTTCGACAAATGTAAATGATAATGTTGGATATTGTCCTAATGTATCTGTAATTTGTACATTATCAGCTTTGAAAGCTGTTTGATCTCCATTGACATTTTGAACAAATAACATTTTCTACACCCCTTAATAATAAAATCTAGTATCAAATTTTATGTTGAAGTCTGAACTTCCTTCAATTCTCAAGTGATTTTTGCCAACTGCAAAATCTAAATAAGCATGGTTACATCTGCCATAAGCTTGCGATCCATTAATAATAGGAACAAGCCCTACAATCTCTAAAGTATCATTCTTACTCAAACTTCCACTGATAGAGTAACTTTGATTAGTTGTAGTATTGGTTATCTTTAAATTATTTGCATTTCCTTTAAAAATAATTCTGACTGGTCTTTCATCAGCTTTTAAAGGAATGATACCCAAATTTATAAAATCAAATTCAGTTTGATTGTTAAACTCATACTCTAACTTTTTCTTGCTAGGTATCTCTAATCCAAAGCCCCACAATCCACTTGTAGCATTCATAGGAGTTAGTGTAGTTGCTACAGTTTCAGCATATGATTCAGTACATTCTAAATTAATCTGCACATCTGATGCTCTCCAAAATGAATTGTTTTGTGCAGGAGTAAAAGTATCTGCTACTACTTTCCATCTAAGAAATGGTATTCGCATTGTTTGAACATAAAACTCTTCATTTGAGCTTAAAATTCTTCTTAACTTTAATTTCTGCAACTCAAAATCATTGGTATCATTAGCGGTAATATCCAAAACTAATGAGATTGTAGTTTGTTGAACTACCCTATCTACTAATAAATTATGATAAGTACTCATTGACTGGAATGTATATTGAAAATTAGGATATGGAATATCAAATTTCTTAACATGAAAACCTAATGCATTTAAATCATAGGTTGTTCCATCAAGTTTAGTTATCACAACTGTACTCGTCATTAAATAGCACCTCCATATCCATTAACAATAATTCTTCTAGCTCTAATTGCTTCTAACTTAGAGTAAGTAGCATTAGCAATTGTATTTGAATCCATTACAACATCTATCTTCAAATCTCCACTTAAATCCAGTTTACTTTCTCTGCTGATGTGGTTATTTGAGATATTACTAATATTGGTAGATGGAGCAATCATTGAACCATCATATCTACCAGCTTGAATAATACGATTTAACTTAGCACTCATACCATTAGGATTTTTAGCAGCTCTGGCTTTAATAGCTTCTACGATATGATTATCAGCAGTACTTCTAGCAGGATTAATAGCAATCTCTGGTTCTCCGTCAACTTCACCAAAGATAGATGGTTTATCAGCCCAACCACCATTAGCGTATCTTCTGCCGCCTGATGGACCCCAACCACCTAGAGTAAGATCTCTTCTCCAAGTCGTATCATTAAACATTGCTAGAAGTTGGTCGAATGGTTTCCAAATATCATGATGTCCTGGCATTGCATAATGTAAGAAAGTGCCATCTATAAATTGAAGAATACCTTTTGAAGGATGACCTGCTTGAGCATTGCTATCCCAGAGATTAATAGCTCTGGCATTTCCACCAGATTCATGTTGGATAACATTTAAGATATGAGCAATGTCTCCAGCACTAACACTTACATGCATTTTAGATGCAGCTCTTTTAATTAAAGATTCACTAACAGGACCATCTCCACCAATTTCATCTAGCTTATCTTTTAATTTTGTAAGTAAATTCTTGAACCAAGCTTCTCCCCAGTGAGGAATTTTCTTAGCTCCTGAATCTCCAAAATCGTGCCAAAATGATTTAGCGGTATTAGTTCCAGCTGAGTATATCTTTAATAAAGTTCCTAGTGGATCACTTAGTACATCTGTAATAGCATCTATTTTATCGTCAATCATATCTTCTAATTTACTGATTTTTGAAGATGCATAATTCCAAGCTTTACCAAACCAATTCCCAAAGCCACCTTCAAATCTAGGTATACCAAACATTTCAGCCGTTTCTTTAGCTGGCATAACTGCATCACCAGGACGTAACATAGTTAATACATTACGTCCTTCTGGTATCTCAACTTTGCCATTTTGTCTAAAGATTGCTTCTCTATGTAGTGGTCCTTCTTGGTCATTTACCATTGCTAAGATTGGTTTAGCTACTGGACCAGAACTACCTTGTTTGAACTTAGGAATTGAAATCTTAGCACCAAAGAAACCTGCTACTTTTTCTAATCCATTAGCACCTGTATTCCAGAAATCACCAATAGCTTTTACACCATCATGAACTATGCTTTTAACACTATCCCAAATATCAGATACTTTCCGTTTGATTCCATCCCAAATACTATCCCACTTAGATTTAATCGTATCTAAAACTCCTGAAATAGTATCTTTAATATCATCAAACTTACTCTTAATAGCTTTCCAAATTCCACTTAAAATATCTGAAATCTTGTCTAAAATGCTATCCCAGATATGCTTAGTTATCTTAAAAATATCATCAAAAGTATCCTTAACAGTATCAAAAATCTTGCCAAAAATTTTGCTCAGTGGTTTCCAAATGGCTTCAACAATACGGATTATGATACTTTTAACGTCATTCCAAGCCTTGCTGGTTATTTGTGTCAATCCGTTCCAAGCTTTACTTACAACTTTTACAATGATATTTATTCCCTTAGATACAACTTTACTCAAATTATTCCAGACTTTAGAGACTGTTTTAGCTATCCCATTCCATACCTTACTTGTAGTTTTAGCAATAGGTTTCCAAGCTTTTTCAATATTCTTCTTAAGACTGTTGATTACTTTCATAACTGGCTTTTCTATCTTTTTCCAGACTTTTATAATTGCAGCAGTTAATAAAACAAATGGAGCTAACACTACAACCGTAATTCCTTTAGCAACCTTCTGTAATCCTTTTTTCAAAGAATCAAATACTTTTAAAATAGGTTTCTTGATTTTATTGAAAACTTTACTTATTCCACCAATAGCTTTTCCAAATCCACTAGCTATCCCTTTACCAATACCAGCTACTTTCTTAGATATACTTGTTTTTAACTCATCAAAAACCTTACCTGTATCTTTTTTAATCTTAGTAAAGTTCTTGCCAATTGAGCCACCGCCTTTAGCTCCAAGCATTCCACCAACAGTAGAACCAACAAAACTACCAACACCAGCACCTACAGCAGTACCAGCACCAGGAACAATAGAACCAATCGCTCCACCAATCCAAGCTCCAGCAGCACCACCAGCAGCAGTCCCACCAGTTGCTCCAACTGCTCTACCAATTTTTTCATTTTTATTTTTCTTGTTAATACCAATTAATTCAGTACCACCAGCAATTAAAGAACCAACTACAGGAATTCTTGATGCTGTTCTTGCAATGATACCTTTCTCTGCTGCTCTTACTGCTGTTCGTTGACCTACTTGTGCTGCAGTTCTGGCACCATTAGCTAGTGTCCTTGGCCCAACTTTCTCAACAGTAGACTTAGCAACTGCCTCAGCTACTTCTTGGCCACCACGCTGAATACCAAACAATTTATCAGCACCTACACCAATTAATCTACCTACTTTACTTGCACCGGTGGCTTTTACTCCACCTTCTGCAATTTCTTCAGCAGTAGTAGCCAATTTACCACCTTTAGCACCTACTCCTATACCCTTAGCAAGTCCACTTAATCCACCTAGTCCTATAATATCTTTTAAAATTTTATAGTAACTGGTTAAAGCAGCAACCATATCCCATGCTTTTTTGACAACAAATAGTCCTAACATGACTTTAATAAATGTTTTTAAGTCTTCCTTATGGTCAATGATGGTTTCTAAAATATCATTTGTTTCGTCTAAAACATCACTAGCACTATCACCTTTATCGTGTGTAACACCTAAAGCATCAGCAATCATATTAAGAATACCTTTAAAAGTATCCCACACAGCAGAACCAATAATCGAGGCTATGCTACCAAGATTTTTCAGTAATTCAGCTATTTCATCTTTATTATCATGTAAGAATTTACCAACTGTTGTACCTAGATTTTCTACCCACTTAGTTGTTGTATTAATAATTCCAGTAAAATTAGCTTTACCTAGCTCTGTGATAATATTACTAATGCTTGTAACAACAGCCGCTTCTAAATTTCCAATAGCACCTTCAAATGTAGCAGTGCTTGCTGCAGCTTCTTTAGCAGCCTTAGTCATACCTAATTGGCTAATAGCCTTATTGAACTCTTTAGCACTTATTTGTCCTTTTTCCATTGCATCACGGAAATTACCAGTATAAGCACCATTCTTCTTCATGGCTTCTTGCAATTTGCCAGATGCACCAGGAATAGCATCCGTTAACTGGTTCCAGTTTTCAGTGGTTAATTTACCAACACCAGCAGTTTGGGTCATTACCATTGCCACAGATTTAAATGTTTCTTTTGTACCACCGGCTTGAGCGTTCAAGTTACCAGCAGCCTCAGTTAAGCCCATATAATCTTTGATACCATTTGCTGCTAATTGAGCTGTTGTATTTGCTACATCATTAAGCTCATAAACTGTATCATTAGCGTACTTTTGAACTTCTTTAGCAGTTTTATTAATTTCTTCAGAACCAAAGCCACCTAATTTCATTGTTGACCTAAATTTATCCATAGCGTCAGATGCTTTGATAGCTTCACCAGTTAAGTCTTTCAACTTTCCTACTACCATTCCTACGCCTGCAGTTAATACATTACCTGCAAAAACACCTAGCATAGTTTCTTTTAATCGTTTGAATTTATGCTCAGTGTTTTCGGTATTATTCTGTAATTCTTTCAACTTAGGACTAGCATTATCATTTAATTCAGCCTTAGTAAGAATTTTTAAAGGAACTTTTTTCAACAATTCTTCATAATTAATAACTTCGCCTTTTTGCGCTTTAGTCAGTAATTCTGTTCTGACTTGCTTAGGAAGTTTTTTTAGTAATTTATCAAAATTATCTATTCCTTGTTCTTTTGCATCTGCTGTTATCTTGGTAATAACTTCTTTAGGTACTTTACGTAATGCAGTTTCAACTTCTTCAGTCTTACGTCTTAAAGGTTTATCATCAGCATCAAATTTTGACTTAATAGGATCTTTAAATTCTTTCTCAATATCATCATGAGTTTGTTTAGCTTTGGTCTTAGATTTATCCAAATTATCAGACAAATCTTTTTCCAATTCATTTCCTGAATCTTTACCGATATTTTTTACAATATCATTAATTTCTTTAGTATCAGAAATGAACTTATCTTTACCACCTAAAACAACATCAATATTGACTGTACTATCTGCTGCCATTGATTAACCTCCTTTCTAAGACTGAGCTAAAGCTTTCAATGAATCTGCAAAACTGGCCACTTTTGCCTCTTGTGCTTCAACTGTTTTATTTTCATCAAGTTCATAATAATTTTGCGCTTCTATTGCACTTGTCAATTCTTTACCTTGTAAATCACTGACATCTTTTCTACGTATATCTAAGATTTTTCTAAAATAAGTATTCTCATCTAAGCCATCAAATAAAGCTTTAAATACGTCCCAGTGCATCTTCCCTTGTTCTACAATTAAATCAATATTGTATTGTTGCTTAAAGCTTGCATAGATTGCACCTGCGTCTTGCGTATAAGAGAATAATTTTTGAGTATTTACTTCACTTGAAACTACATCACTTTCAACAGGATCATTACCATAAGCAGACTTAGATATATAGCTTGTAATTTCATCAATTGCTTTCATAGCAAATTCAGCGTCTTTAGGTTTAAAACCAAAAAACATTTCAAATGCAATTACAATCTTTTCTGCATCTTGGAAAGTATCATCTTCAAGCAAGTTATACATTCTAATCACGTTGTCAAAGCTCAAATCTATTTGATACTCTTTGCCTTGATACGTGTATGAACTTTTTAATGGTTCAGTCAGAGATAACATGACTAACCACGTCTTTTCTTAGTATATTTTTCTACACGTCTTTCTTTACGATTTTTATTAGTCTTTAATTTATCATTCAAAACATCATCAATTGCAGCAATAATTTTACTGATTGCTCTAGTAGATTGATTGTAGTAATCGTAAATTCGTTTACCTTCACCAGAACCAAAGATTCTATCCATAGCCTTAAAGATGTCTTCACGTCCATCATGCATAGTATCAACTACTAACTTCTTACGTTCTTCTAGTGACATTTCTTTAAATTTTTCTTCTGGCATATCAGTCAAATCTTCAATTCGTTTGCTTAATTCAAGTTGAACATCTGAGATTTTAACGGATAATTCATCATTTAAAACTAAAGAATATTTCTTTTCAGCTACTGTAACATCTACTTTAGTATCTAGGTTTAATCGTTCATCTAAATTAATACTTGGCATTTTATTTCCTCCAATCGTCTCACACTGCTCGTCTCTGTTGCATCATTTAAATTTAAGCTGTTAGTCCTGTTGTTCCACTTTGTTCCTTCTTAGCGTCTTCTGCACTAACATATTTAGGTTTTCCGTTAAATACAGGAACTACACTAAATGTTTGCTTAGCACCAGGAGCGCCACCTGTTGCTTGAATGTTGGTTAATGTAACCACACCAACAATATAAGATCCATCTGGATATGTGAATTTAAATAGAGTCTTTAAAGCATCTCCAATTTCTAATTGCTTACTTGCAATATAATCTTGAGCAGGATCTCCATTTAAACGGTGGCCAGCAATCGTGAATTGATAACGCTTGGATGTTACATCAGATGTACCAAAGCCTTCTCCGTCATAATATTCATCATTTGTTGTTGTATCGTTTTCTGCTGGTGTTACATTGTTAATACCTGCAGCTAATCGAGCCCATTTAGCACTCGCTAAAGCAGACATATCCTTATTGCCTGCAGTATCAATTTCCATTTTTACTTTATGGTTAAGAATAAAAGAACCAATTTTTTCTGGTACTTCTGCCATGATTAATCACTCTCCTTATAAGTATCAACTGTGATTTTAAAATCAAATAAATAAACAACATTACCCTCAGTATCTGCTGACACGATATGTGGGAATGTTGTTACTTCTAATTTATTAAAATTAAAACTATCATTCTGACTAACCAAATTAAAATCATATTCTGAAATATACTTCGATATATTCCACAACGTTTGATTAATCAGTTCTTCATCATTACTACGCATTGCAATTTCAAAGATAAATTCTTCTGTTCGATTGCCTGCATAATCTTCATCAATTACTGTTGATGGCAAGTCATATATACGTAATTCTGGACTTGTTTTATTAGTCATATACGACTGATATAATTTAACTGGCAAATCTATATTATCGTTAATGCAGTCTGTCAATCTATCCTTTAGGTCCATGATATTCAACTACCTTTCCATCAAGTAAGCCTTGTTTAAATACCTTAACCCAATTGTTAGAGTACAAACCCTTGGCCTTTAAGTCCCATCTAGATGTTGCTTGTGGATGCTCACTTGTTGTCCAGTGAGTAATTGGATGTCCGTTAATATATCCATAAAATTGAGCTTTAGCATAAGGTGTTGTATAGGTTACATGGTTATCTTGTACATGGACTGACCTTGACAAATTACCTTGTTTGAATGGTACGAACCTATCCATATCCATTGCCATTTGATTAGTGAAATTATAAAGTCCACGATTTAAAGCTTTCTCAGAAAAACGATCAAAGCCTTTACCATGAACTGATACCACTACTACCAATTACAACACCTCCAATTCATAAGAATAAACATCATTACTGTAAGGCTCACGATTATCTACAATATTAGTAATTGTGTATTCCTTACCTTCAAAGATTAACTTACTTCCAACGCTATCCCTATCTAATTTAGGTAACGGATTAGAAATTTTAGCAAACAAAAAGACAATAGCATTAGCCGTAATTTTACGATTATTGCTATCGCCTGAATAGATTGTTTGTGGTTGTACAAGTACATTTGCTACCTCAACTTCTTCTGTTTTTTGCTTACCGTATTTATCCAAATCTCCAACTGGAATCTTTAAAGTGATACTTTGATTACACAATCTTCTATCAATTCTAGGTATCATCTGTGTACACCTCGATATAATAAACCATATCTCCCCAGTAGATTATATGCTTCTGTACATAAACCATTCTTCATAGTCGTTCCAACATTACCAGCAGGGCTTAAAGATAATCTACCTACCGTGATACTGGTAAATTCATTTTGAGCTAAATCATAACTCTTATTAATACCAGTTACATGCATAAAATCTACTTGCTCACAGATAGCCATTTTAAACGTTTCTACGCGTCTTTTTGACTTATCGACTAATATATCATGAACCTTATAAAAATCATTTGTGGCTAAATCTATGATACGTTCTGCACCTTTTATAAGGTTATTAAATACATCTTCATCTAGCCTATAACCAAGCTCAACATATTCATCATAAGTTAGATAAGCCATTTACATCACCTTACTGACCCCTACCTGTTGTAGCTGGTTCAGCTGCAACATAAATAGATTTCTTAGCATTTTCAAATACTAATGCATCATAGTAGGATAATCCCTTAATTGTCCAACGATAACCAGCACGGTCATTATCTGGAGAAATTACGTCAACTGTATCATATTTAACAATTGGAGCAATCGCAAATGTTGGAACTGCTAAGAAGTTTACTGTATCAGGAATTGTTAAACCTTGAATACGATCTTTAGCAACTGTTAAGATTGGTGTTCCACCGTCTAATTGAGCAACACGACGGTTAATTCCGTTAATTTGTTGTTGGTTAACAGAGAATGTCTTAGATACACCATCAGCATTCTTTAATGCTTTGTAGTATTTTGTAGAAACAAACATTAACCAGCCACCAGGAATTTGATTATCAATCATGTAGGACTCTACTTCATCATATGCTGCTAAAGCATTCTTAGAATCAATTGTATCTGTTACTAACTTACCACCAGACTTAGCTGTGTCATAAATCTTTTGAGCTAGGAATTTATCACGGTGTGGAATTGTAATGCGTTGGTTATGTTCACGAACAACATTAGCTACTGTGTAAGCTCCGTTTTCGGACATATCCAATTGATCTAGGTCATACCCAATCCAATCTTCTTGTGTTAATTCAAGAGTTTCTTTTGTAACATTAACATTGTTACGTGCATTGTCTTGGTTACGTTTATATTTTGTTGCATCTGCAAAACCGTCCATCTTGTTAATACGAACTGTCTTAACTCCTGTAAAGTCTGCAGCTGTGATAGACTTAGCACCACCTTGTAATGGTTGCCAGAGTTGAGAATCTGCTCCAAACTCTTCATCAATCTTTAATAAATCTTTTTGATCTAATACTACTGTCATGTGATTTCATATCCTTTCTAAATTGATTTCATACGTGCTGCAATGCTAGAAACTACCGGATCAACTTTACCATCAGCTCCGTTTTCACCATTATTAAACTTACCGCCAATGTTAATCTTTGGTTCCGGCTTTCCTTCTTCAAATAAGTAACTATCACTTTGTTGAATAGCTTTAATCTGGTCATCTAGTCCTTTCAAATTATCGCCATCAACAGTTACTTTTTCAGTGTCAATGAATGGTAAAACTGCTTTTACGTTCTTGGCTTTTGCTTCACGTAATGCTGTTTCGATTCTAAAGTTCTTAGTTTGAGTTGCTAATTTATTTTGCCATTCTTCATTAGCTTTCTTATTGTCAGATTGTAATTGTTTGATTTGTTCGTTTAAATCATCAACGTTTTTAGAATTCTTTTGTAAATCAACCAACTGTTGATCTCGTTCATCAAGTTGTGATTTCAAACTGTCACGTTCATTAGTTAAACCATTTACTTTTTCTTGTAAACTGGTTATATCTTTACCGTGTTCAGCCATCACTTTTTCAATCTGTTCATCAGTCAAACCTAAATTCTTCAAATCTTCACGTTTCATGTCAATCTCTCCTATCGTTTTTATTTTACGTGGAACGCTCCACGCTGATTGATTGCATACAAAAAAAGCAGTTTTACGACTTACTCAGGTCGGAATGTTAAATAATTTTTATATGTTTTATTTCACTTTCTGATATTGCTAAACCTGTTTCAAAACCCGGATCAGGCACTTCTACATCTAACCACCATTGATCATCATCTGAATCAGCAGGAGACTCAATTCCTACTACATAGCCTATCCATTTTCTACCATCAATATCTATTATTTCAACATTTTTCCCCCAAAATTTTTTATACATGAGTATCATCTCCTTTAGGAATATGAGGAACAATATGCGTACGTTTTTTTGAATGATGAATTTTAATCCATTCTGCTTCTTTACCTGTATTATAATCTACGCCTATTTTGTGATCAACTTTTACAACTTCTTTTGTAGTCCATTCACCTTTTCTAGTTTTTTCAAGTTTTCCTTTACCAGCATACTTATCTAATAATTCTTGTGGATCTTCGTTATCATATAAATAACTCTTACCTTCTAATTTTGTAGATTCCATATGTGGTGCTTGTTTTTCTGGATTAATCTTAGTTCCCCATTGACCACTCTTTATTTTAGCTTCTACATGTTTTTGAGATTCTGTTTTATCACTTTGATCAAGCTTTTTCTTTCTATAAGTTATTTGCTCTCTATCATAATCTCTAGTCAAAACATTACGCTTGTTACCATACATCTTATTAGTTTCCTTGATGTACGCTCTTAACTTCTTTTGACGTGCTGAAATTAGTGTTTTGGTACGAGTTATCATTTGTTCATCTTCTAATTCTTCGGCAATTTTCAAACGTTTTTTAGCGTCTCTGATTGAGCGTTCATAGTAGCGTTGCTTTTGACGTAAATTACCATTCCTAATTGCTTCTTTAGGATTATACTGGGTCATGTTATTCACGTTGACGCCTGGAGTAAATGGAAATAATTTGTGTCTGCAGTTAATTCCTAATGTTCCAGCAGGTTCACCATAACCATGATTATAGATAGAATCATACTTGTCATTGTAATTAGGATCATCAGTTGGAACAATGTTGACCACTTTACCTTGAATATAAGCACATGCTTCACGACTGTTAGGATGACTAGACATCAAACATAAAACTTGGCCAAACTCTTGCATTCGTTTAGTTCGTAAATCATTGTAAGTCCTATTAGATGTTGTCGTAAGTACCATACGTGTATAACCTTCAAGGGACCATGCACGTCCAGACTTATCTCTCATAACTTCGATACCTTTATATAATTGTTGGTAAATAGCGTCCTTGACTGCTCTATCATGAGTTTTAAGTCCAGTTACAGTTTCAATTGTTGAACGTTTTAAAATTTCCTGATACGTTCGCATAACAGGATTAACACCATAATTGCGACTAAGCAGAGTTTGATTAATCGTATTGTTTAAGGTATCTGTAGTTTGTCTAACCATTGAATCAAGCATGTTAAAACTCTCATCACTGATTGGCTGACTAACTTGGCCACTGTACTTCAATTCTTGACTGACTTCATCTAATATCTCATATCCATCTTGTTTTAAGATAGTCTCAATTTCACTAGGTGAGATACCGTCAAAGTCTGCCATTAAATCAATTACTCTTTTGGTTAATGCTCCCATTTGTGACAATTGCTGTGCTTGCCACTGAACAACATTATCTTGTGTTACATCTTCATAGTGCCCACGTTGTAACACTTTGATAATCTCAGAAAATATCTTATCTTCTAAATTAGAATATAGATTAGCAATGTTATTAGTGTCTTGGTCTAGTTTCTGTCTTGAATCCATAGACTACACCTCGTTACTATCTCCATCTATTGGCTCTTGAAATGAACCTTGAGAAAAGTCTGGTTGTTCATTAGTAACTTGAGCTAACCATTTTTGAGCATCTTCTTCACTCAAACCAAAATTACGTTTTAAGTATTCAAGCTTTGGCATAATTCCAGCAGCAACTAACTGCATCTCATCAGCTCGTTGTTTGTCTTTATCAATAAAAACACCATCATCAAAATGTACAGACAACTCAACATCTGCTACATTGCCAGTCCATCTAGGCTTACCGTCAGAAAAGAACTGACCTATACTAGCTACTTCAAGAATTGCATTAACTAATTGATTTAAAAACAATTCTACTTGAGTTAAATAACTAGAACGTGTTTGATAAGTTGTGGAATTCTCAGAAACAACTTCAGTAGCAGTTTTAACTCCTTGGCCATCATAAGAGAATGTACCAGAACTAAAACCAATCTGTTGTTCAAACTCACGTAAGAAATAATCTATCGACTCTTTGAATTGAGTAGAACGAATATCAGAAGTTAAATCAGTTACACTCAATTTATCTGTATCTCCATACATACCCTGATAAACATCTTCGTCTTTATCAAATAAAACTGGGTGAGCATCATCTACTTCATCTCCGTACAAATTACCAGTAGGTTTCAACATTTCAGCAGGAACTGCAATTCTACGTTTACCCATTCTAACTTCATGAACAAACATATCATGAGTTCGATTAATAGCGTCTATTACATTTCTTGAATTATCTACAATACCAACACCAAGTGGACTATCTAAGTTCTTATTATTAGCTCCTGGTGTTCTGAAATATGCAAATAATGGTTTAGTAATAACATCAGTAAAGGTTAATTCAGGTGCTAAATTAGGATATAAAGTTTCAAGCGCTACTTGTTCTCCAATTACATCTGATTGATAAGAACGGTATAGCTCATTTGTTATGTGATAAGTTTTAGCATCATCCCATTCGTGGAATTCAAGCAATGTATAATAAACGTTTCTGTCGTTTTCAGTTCTAACTGTTCGACTAGCAAAAGCACATTCAGAAATATCATCAGTGTTGTTACGTAATGGATAGAATTGGTCTGCATTAGCCCAAGCTATCCTAATAACATCATTATCATCAACATAAGGTCTTGCAGCTAAACCACCTAATGAAATAGCAGTTTCTAAGCGTTGTTCAAATCTCATATTGAACTTATTATCTTGAATTACTTCATTGATGAACTCGTTTGTTGTTTCATCTTCTAACGATAAGGAACATTGTTCATTAAAGATAATTGACGCTAATTTCTTAGATGCTAACTTAGTAACGTTTAGAGAACTCAACGGACGTTGTCTGTATTCACCGTATGAATTACGATACTTAACTTTTGGTAAATCATCCTTGTAATATAACTTGGCCAACTTTATTCGTTCGTATTCCATTGGATCAATTGAAACTCTATCATCATCAGTAATGTTAGTTAGACTCTTTACCATTCCTAACTTGGCACCTCCTTTCCTAAACCAATCTTTTATTTGTTGAATTAATGACATCACTCCACCACCTTAATATTTCAAACCTAGCAAGCGTTCATTATCTCGCACAAAGTACTGGAATTGGTCGCATGTATGGTCTTCTTCTTTGATAACTTTAGGATCGTCACTGTTTAAAGTTTTCTCATCCCAACGATAATTTCTATGTTCTTCAATAAATATTTTGTTTTCTTCAGTATCTAGATAATAAAAACGACCCTGAGCAACTATATTTTGCACACGGTCTATCATGTCTACTTTTTTCAATTTTGCTACCTTATGAAGATGTACTCCATAATCACTGTAGAACTGATTATCTAAAGCACCTTCAGCAGAATCTATTGTTAATTTAGTTGCCGGCTTTTTGAATTGTTTGGCCAACTTATTGATGAATGAATACAAGTCCTTAGATAGCTCACTAGGTGGCTTTTTATGAGCCTTGCCTTGTGGACTGTAATAATAAGTATCTAATAAAATTACATTGCCTTTTCTAGTCAATCCATAAGCACCAAATGTAGTAGCAGAAACTTCATGGCCAGAGTCAATAGCACAGAACCAATTTGTAATGTAATCATCACTTGGCAACTCTTTTAATGCTTTAAAATTATCCATGTTGTAAATATTAGTACCAATTCCAATGACTTCACCCAGATACAACCAACGATAATAGTCATAATCATTATTTTTATAACTCTCAATCAGTTTTAATTGCTGCTCTGTTGTGAATCCTAATTCATCATCTAAGTAAGTACTCGTATCAACAAAATATTCTGGATCTTCTTCTCTAGCAGTTACCCAGTCATTAATCCAGTCATAGGGGTTTTTAGGCGGGTTGTAAGAGAAATAAGTTTGTACTTCGTCTACGTAACCGCTTTTCTGTCGGATAAAGGTAGGTAGTGCTTGGTCGAACACATCAGGACTCTTTAAGTTGGCGCATTCTTCGAACCATACGTTAATGACATTCTGCACGGTGTTTGACTTGAGTTTCATCGGATCATCAGCACCATAAAAGTAAAAAGTGCTCCCCGTCTCCTTGTGGATAATCTGCATAGGACTTACTCGGGTTTTAAATTGGTCTGATACATGATAGATATCCATAGCCCAAAGAATTTGATTATAAACACTATCCCGTAAGTAGCTAGCATTTTCACGAATGCATATCACGTTAGCCTTATGTCCATCTCTGACTTGTTTGAGCACATTTAAGACAAGTTTCAAACTAATAACCGAAGACTTAAAAGACCCACGACCGCCTTTAGCTATGATGTAAGGCTTCTGTGTTTGCCACATAGCTTTGAAGTGTGGGTTTACGTTGGCTTGAATATTAACTTTAATTGTCCTTTCCATCGTCGTCCTCCCACTCATCATTGATGACTATTGTAGTTCGTGAGTTCGTTTGTTCTTCCAATTGCTTACGTTCGTGTTCTTTAAGTGCCGCTTCTGCTTCCAACCTGCGCAATTGCGCTTTAACAATAGGACTGTCGTTAGGGTATCTCTTCATAATTTCCTTACCAGCATTCATTCTTGTTTTTACATCTGGTTCTTTCTCAACTTTGTCGCCATCAGGAGTGATGACTGTTTCAGAAACTTCACCACGTAACACACATGTGAAAAATTGTAAGACTTCCTTTGCATCAGCAATTTTATGCGACTCAATTTCAGCTAATTTAGCGTCAATATAGGATTTAATGTCAGCATTTGTCAGCAATCTATTACCATTTCTTCTTGCTACCGATCTTGAACACTTATATCCTGCCTTTATATATGCATCTGTTGCATTCCCAGTTTTGATATATTCATCAGCAAACAATTGCTGTTTAGGTGTTAGTTTTCGTTTCTTCACTTCATATCACCCACCACCTTTTAATTTAATCTTACTAATATCCTTGCTGTACTTACGCTTATGTTTCACTGGATGTTTCTTGTAATGTTTTTCTAACTCACGTAACATCTTCAGTTCTTCATAAGTTTGGACTTTTCCGAAATCTATACTATCTTTCATAATTTTCTCCAAAATAAAAAGCCAGCCTGATAGACTGACTTAAAATATTATTTATACGCTTATCTTATTTTTTTTAACAGGATCACTTTCAAAAATCATAACTATTGATAATAATGAAGTTTGAAAAGCATACGTTATAAACACTCCGACAATAAAACACCAAAAGAAATATATATAATAAATAAAAGTAAATTTATAGTTAACTAAGATCTGCATACTAATAGTAATTATTAAACATAAAAATGCACTTATTAGTGACCAAATTAATAATTTTGGTAATTCATTTTTGTATTCCGATTCAGCTAATGTTCTCATAAACTTTGTCTTTTGCATAGAAATAATCATCCCATAGAAAGCAGAATAAAATCCTATTACTATCGATAGAAAGTTAACTATAGACTCTAAAACGCTCCTAAATCCCTTTATGTTTTGATAATCAAGTTTTAATTTACTTTTAAAAAAATAGCTACAACGACTATAACTAATCCTGTTAGAAGAGGAAGAAATTTAAATAATATACGTTTCATTAATTTCACCTCCTAAAATATATCTACTAATGAAGATTTTCAATAACTAATTCCATAAAAGGTTTAGAGGATCCAGTGGCTCTATCTAAATATAACTCTTTCATAACATCTCTAACGGAATCTTGATCTAAATGTATTCTCTTTGTTGTTCCACTAACCTTTTTTACGGAAGAAAAACTATACTTAGTTTGCAGCTTACCGTTAATTAAATCATATTTTTCAACAGGCATTGAACCTGTTTTACCAGAAATTATCGCCTTACTAAAAATACTATTGTCATCTGAAATTCCTTGAATTGCATCTGTTGTATTCTCTTTTTTAAACGGATTATCCTTCTTATACCCTGCACTTAATACTAATGAAACATTCACGCCATTACCAAATTTATCAAAAATTTCTCCCATGACTCCCAGATATTTTTTTAATGGTAAATTAAATTGTTTATAACTGTCATATCCAAAAGATAATTCTAATTTTCTAACATTGTCAACTTTCTTTAACTTTGATATTATCTTTTTATCCGGTACAGGTTTGAAATCTAAAGTAATTGTTTCGTTATCCATCTTTTTTTTCATTTCTATTAGATATGTTTTTATCCCTACAGGTGATAGGCTATGAAAATTACGTTGAACAAATAATACACTGTTTTTCACATCAAAAATACAAGAAATATCTTCTGCTATATATTCGTCAGCCTCTAAGTTCAAATTAACTAAATCATCTATGTTTTGTTTAGTTATAGCAATTCCATCATCCCTTAGCTTAGACATATGAAAATAAATCAATTTCATATCTGGATATTTTTTTAATGTATTGTCATCTAAAGTTAATTCCTCTACTTTGTCTATTCTCACAGGCACACCATAGAGTTCTACTTTTCTTTTATCATTTGGTTGAGCTGCTATTTTAAATAATAAATTAGATATGTCTAAAACATCTTTATCACCGCTACATGCTAAATATGCTTCAAATTTTACTAATTGTTGTTTTGAAACCATTAAAAATCCTCCAATAAAAATTTCTTTCTTAATGAAATAATACAACTAAAAAAGAGAGTTTTTCAACTCTCATACAGAAAAGTAATTTTATTGTAGGTTACTATCTAAAATAGCAATGATTTAAGCTAGACTTTATCATAATATATTATTAGATAAACTCTTTTAAAAATAACAGCAAAAGCAAAAATACATGGCTGTTTCTACCTTTGCTACAATACCATAATATTCCATTAAAGTACCGTTGCAACTCCGCTAACTTTCCGTTTGATTTCCGTTTTTCTTGATATATACATGTAAATTAGGGCAATCTGGTTGTACCTCTAATCTATCTGCAAATTCATTTAATGCATTAATTTTTAATTCTGCATATCGAGTTTTTTCATAATTCAATTTTTGCATTATCTGCCAATCATACATATCATCTAGATATTTAGCAATTAATATTTGTTTATGAATTAAGCGACAGTTGTTTAAAGCTTTACTAACTCCAATTAGAATGCTCTTTGCTATATATGATTTAGATTCAAAATGATTTACTAAAATTTCTTCACTACCATTTTTAAAACTAGGTGATTTAGGCATATCATCAATCACTGGCGAACGTAAAAATGACGGTACTTCGTTTGCCATTCGTAATAATTTATCTAAATCTTTGTTAAAAAAATTCCTAACATTTCTAGCCGTTTGGACTTCGTCGACTGACTCAAAAAGTTCCATATAGTCCATTTCTACACTCTCCCTGTGGTATAATTATTTTAGTTGATATTAGATGCACGTTTCCAAGGGAGCGTGCTTTTTTATTAGTTATAGCTTCTAACCATATCGACCAATTGCTGTTCTTTACCTTTCCATTGACGTTTGGTTTTTCGATAATCAAAATGACCTGGATACTTATTATTTGGGTTTGTTTCCTCTAGTCCTAATTCACGTTTTCTAACTATCCAAGTTAAATTTGTATTCACATCTAGAATTGATGCTGTATTCTCATAAACTTTAATAATCTCTACTTCTTTATGATTATTTCCAAAAATATCCTTAACATTAAAATATGCTTTTCCCATAGTGTTCTCCTAAAAATTATCATCATGAATGTTTGCTATAACAGACACCTTAACCTGTGTTTCAGCTTCTATGTGATTCTTTGCTCGCACAATCATATTTTTAACAGTGCTACCAGTGGTGTACTCAACTAAATATAATTTCATCCAATCAATCCTTTCTCATATTTATAGCTAGCTAAAGCCTTGCTACGCCCTCAGAACGTATGACCATCTCAAATCATGTGGATGCAAGGCGGTGTTACAGTTGCTACGAAGATATAATGCACGGAGGTTTAGCTCCTCTCAAAATTTATTTGCAACTGCAACTTGTGTATTTAAAAGAAAGTCTAGTTTCGGCAGCAATGAATTTGATTAGCTACGAATAATTAAATGTAAAGAAGGAAAATGCTCACCTACCTTTCAATATTTTTTGGTTGTTTATAGCCCATCAGCAGCATTACTACCTATGACTTAGCATCCTGCGACAGATACTAAGTCTGATTCGATTCTTAAAATCGTGGCAAATCAATCTAATTCAATTCTGCTTATATGTTTCATAACAATACTTAAAATCTTTACGATTTCTCTAAAATCTTCAAATTTAATATAATCTTCATCTTCAATTTCCCAGTTATTTTCATAGTATCTTTCAATAGATATAGTTTGTTGTTTGTAGTAAATTCTCACTTTATCTAAAATTGTTTCATCAAACAATTTATCATCATCATAACGGTCTTTACGATCAATAGCATCAATTCTCAGATCTCGACCGTAAATATCTGGGTATTTTCTGTTTAATTCTGTATACATATTTATAAAATTTTCATTCATTCCATATACCCCATTTCAGACTATTCTTACACTGCGAATATAATATTTATTCATAATCATTATATTTTTCTGATTCAATAGAAATTTGTTCCGATTCAAATTCACTTTGATCTGTATATCTTGCTTGTAATAGATCAAGTTTTTGTTCTTTTACTGCTAATTCAAAGCATTTTAATACTTGATCTAGAGAAACTCCTCTTTTTTCTGCTAAATCTATAGCATTTATTAAAATATCATTCGCATAAATATGAGTTTGGTCACTCATATTTTCTATTGTTATACCTTCCATACCTCTCATCATTGCTATACCTCTCTTCTTATTAGTTGTATTCTCAACATTACTTTAAATTCCTATAAAGTCCGTTACATCATAATCAACACTTTGCATCACGTCATAGAACTCAACTATCTGCTTGCCTTTACGATTCACTCTCTCGTGCCTTGTGTTGACGTTTTTAGTCAAACCATAAATTTTCATCTTAAAGTCGTTAGCTCGTGGCACTACTACTTCAACTGGAACACCATACTTTCTAGCAAACAAATTAAATCTCAGCTTGGCAGCAGTATCAGCTCCAAATTGTGTATTAATGCTTGTTTTCACATCATATACATGTTTGATTCTTCCGTAATTATCAAAAATTACAAAATCTGGAGTATAACTAATCCTAGTCAAATTAACCCCACCCATAGCTACTTTATCTTTAATTACGTAACTAGGATGAACTTCGTATTTATACCCGCTATTCTGGATAAATTTTTCATAGAATTTAGCTTCTTTTTGACTGTCAAAAGTAAAACTACCAATCATTACTTTTTTTGCTGTATGGTTCATTTTGACGCTCCTCTAACGTGATGTTTTTCTTCAAACTTTTGGATAATTTCTTCTTTTCCATTTTTCTTACCTTTTTCGTAAGAAATTCTGCACGATTCATTGATAGCAGTCTTAGCTTCTTCTATTTTCTTATCAAAAATTTCAGCGGCTTCTTGAAAGCTTGTAACTTCCTTTCCACTTTTACCAGTTTCTCTAGCCCATGCTACAATTGCTCTTCCAAAATCAGGAAAATAACGTCTCTTTTCTGTTTGTTTACCGTTTTTATTAATTCCTAATTTTTTAGCTAAAATAGCCGTATTGTAGCTATTATCAGTAATATAATATTTTTCATCTAATTTGATATTAATTCCCATATTACTCTGCCTTTCTTTGCTTGTTTGATTCTTCAAACCATGCTCTAGCCATTGGTGCATATTGCATACGTGCTTCATTTAATTTCTTAACTAGTTCAGTTGTGTTTTTTAATTTCATATCTTTAGCAATATCATCAAATGTAAAACCATCACTGATTTTTAATAACGCTTGTCGTACATTGAAATCTGATTCATTCTCATATTTTTCTTGAATTAAGAATTTATCAACTATATCCGCTGTAATATCTTCATCTTGATTAATTACTTGATCCAAGCCTAAATTCAACGCTGATTGTCCATTAGGTTTACTTTGCCAAACACCATTTGAATCTTTTTCATAAGTAGTTACATCTTCTCCAGTTTCAATATCTTTTTGAACCGTATAATGTACAATTGCAGATTCAATCATGATACGTACTGCACCATCATTTTTTAACGTTCTTAACTCATCAATTTGTTTATCCAAATTAGAACCTGATGTCTTTATCTTGATAACTACTTCATCTTTGTTTGTTACTTGTAAACTATCGATTTCACTATAAAAATTTAAACTCATTTCTAATTCTCCTTAACTAATTGTTTCTTATAAGCTTGTTCATAAAGAGTCGCTAACTCTACTTGTTTCTTTTCAAAATCAGTAGCTTTTTTTAATTTTCCCTGATATTTAATCTGCAGATTTAAAATAAACATTTCGCCATCTTCAATGAATTTCCATCCTTGCAGCTTCTCTAATTCAGCTACTGAAATCGCATCCCATACTGCTTCAATTCTTTTGTCGTTATACATCTTGATAAACTTTTCCATTTTTACTTTTACAATTGGTTGTTTATCTGCTGTATTCTCTACTATTCGTTTTATTAATCTCGTATAGTAGGACGCTTTATTTAAATAAACCTCAACTGCTTTTGATTGTTGATAGCTATTTTCAAGCATGATTGCCTGAAACTCGTTATAATCCATATAACTCATATAGTTTCACTGTCCTCTTTAAAGAACATATACTTTCCGTCAAAATAATAATCTATATCTCCAAGTTGACCTTCACGATTTTTCTTGACTGATAGCCTTACTATTGACTTATTTTCTTCATCAGGTCTGTATAAAAAAGCAACCACATTACTATCTTGTTCAATGCTTCCTGATTCTCGTAAATCAGATAATAATAATTCCTTTCGCTTTTCAGATTCTCGATTTAATTGTGATAGTGCTATAACTGGCACATTAAATTCGTTAGCAATTATTTTTAATTCTCTAGTTATCTGACCTACTTGTAACCAACGATCTTGATGATTATTAACCTTTACCAACCCTATATAATCAATGATCGCTACATACTTATTAGGTTTAGCTTTAGATGCATTCTTTCTAATCACGCTAAGAATTCCACCAAGATTGAGGATCCTATCATATATTCTCAACTTATGACTTCTTACCCACTCAATTCCATTTGTTACCATAGAACTAAAAGCTATATCTAAGCTATTTGACGGATTTTTCAATTTTTGGCTATCAACATTTGCACTCCTAGAAATGAAACGATTAAGCATCTCACGTTTGTTCATTTCAAGGGTAAAAAAATCAACTTGAACTTCTGGATCATTCATCATAATTTGATATGCTAGATTAACCGCATAAGCTGTTTTACCTACTGCAGGTCTAGCACCAATTGTAAAAAGCATAGACCCATATAAACCACCAGCTAATAAATCATCTAGTCTTCTAAAACTTTTAATTCCTGCTGGTTGATTAGTTGCTAATCTTTCCTGAAGTTCTTCAATTGCTCCTTCAAGTTCTCCGTTATCATCTTCTTCATCAATTTTGGATAACTCAGAGATTGCTTCTGATAGATTAGCTAATTCCTGTTTTCTTGGTGATTGCTTGTAAACATCCATACTAAGTTCTAAATTACGTTGAGCATACATCTTGTGTAGTGACTTAACGTCATTGTCAAAGTTAGCATCCGTTACAAATTGACCTTGCAAATCTACTAAATGCTTATATTCGATACTTCCGTCATTAGTCATCTCAGAATAGATATTAAACAGAGTACGCTCTTGAACTTCTAATTTTTGAATAGCTTCTACAATGTTTCTTAATCTGATATCTTCAAACCACTCATAGTTAATGAATGTACTATCTGCTAAATCAGGTTTATTCAGTAGGGCTTCCACCACCCTTAACTCTATTTCGTTCAAGTCTTTCTAACTCCTCTCGTATAGCTATATTTCCTTCAGTATCACTTTCATATATTTCTGGATGTTCAGATGCATATAACCTAAGTTGATACAATCGTTCCTCTTCTTCTGTTCGCTCTGGGCGGCGGGCGGAACTGGTATTACTTTTCTTTTTTTGTGGTTCAGGCAAGCCTTCCTTTGCTTCTTGTAAGTAGTTATCAAAGTGACTTAATGCAAACAATGTATTAGGTCTTAAATACTCTTTCATTTCAGTATCTTTCCACTTACCAGCTTTAAATGTAACTACCTTAGCTATATCTTCTTTAGTAAAACCTTCATTCAATCTTGCATTAATATATTTTTTAAATAATGCTTTGCTACTAAAGCTTCTTCCAGTTATTTCATTAAACCAACTAATAAATTTATCGTAATCAAATCTATCTTTTTTATTCTCTTTATCTACTTCACTATTTATATTATTAATACTTGTAATATTCTCTTTGCTTTTTTGAGTAATAGGGTCTTGATCATTTGTACTATACCTATTGCTTTTTTGAGCAATAGGGGTAGAAACTGGATAAATTTTTCTTGAGATTATTTCTTTTTTGTCATTTCTCTCAATTTCAATTCTTATATAGTTCTTTTCTTTTAAATGAATTAGCCAATGTGAAACAGTTGTCTTCTTTACATCATACAAATCAGCTAAATAACCATTACTTGCTGTGCAATATCCATATTTATTTGCCAATGCTGTAATTTCACTAAATAATAATTTTTCATTAGCTTTAAGTTCTTTGTCATATCTAACATCAGCAGTTAAAATAGAATAATAATTAGGTTTCTCTTCCATATTTATCACTCCTTTCTGTATTCAAACAACTCTCCTGGTGTAACATCTAGAACTGAACACAACGTATCAATCGTATCTAGCTTAATCATTGACGTTTTGTCGTAATAAAGTTTGGTTAAAGTGCTTCTTGAAATTCCAGTGCGTTCATGAAGTTCCTTTATCTTGATTCTTTTCCTACCCATGATTGTGGATAAATTGTTAATAATCATATTTGCCACTCCTTAAAGGGCTTCTCTCCCTTTCGGCAGTCTTAGCTTACTGGCTCTCGTAATTTCCTTTGACACCTAATTTCTTAAGTGTTTCAGCATCAAGTTTTATTCCATTGATTGGTACGTGATATAGTTCTGCAAACTTCTCAGCACCTAACTGATGATAATTCTCATGATGTGTTCTACACAGTGGCATTACGTGCTTTTGTGTATGGTCTACTTTTCTTCTATCAACGCCCATTCCCACCGTATCTAGGTGATGAATGTCAGCAGAATCTCCACAAACTAAACATCTTCTATGTCTGCAGCACTGATAGATAAAATACCGTTCCTCTTGTGGCAACTGTTTATAGCCTTCCTTGAAAGGCACGTTCCACTCAAACATGAAATCAATTACCAAATCTATCAGCACGTTCACATCACTTACACTTGTTTTAGAACTATCTGCCAAACTGATCTCTTTGCCTGTATACGCTGAGTATTGAAGATAGAACATATCCTTGATGTACTCTTGTGGCATAACAGACCATTGAACTATGTCGTTAATAAGTGCAAAGAATAGTCTTCTCTGCTTTGCTCTAAGTTTTCGTCTATCTGCAAGCTCCCAATCAATATAGAATTCATCCTTAGAACCACTAACTGTTTCTATGTGATCTAAATTAAGTGATTCAACTGGCTTGATTGCCAGCCATTCCTCTTTGTTATGAAAAAATCTATACGCTCTAGACCTTTCCATTGGCTACACCTCTAAAATGGCAAGTCCTTATCTGGAATATCTATTGTTGTCGAGTTCTTTGCGAATGGATCAGTATTTTCCAATGTAGTTTGTTCAAACGGATTCGTTGTTGCTTGTTTTGATTGATTAGAGTTTCCAAATGGATTTGTGCTTGTTTCAGCTGCTTTTTTAGTCCCATTTGGTCTGAACACTCCATTGGGTTCACTCTTTTCTTTAATTAATTGTTGACTTTTAACAGCTAGATGATAATTGCCATTGTTTCCTTCTTCCCAGTCAACATTAATATTTAATTGCTTACCTTTAATACCTTTTACAAATCTTTCTAACGTCATGTTGAAATTAGTTTCGTCTGGGAAACCTAAAGCTGCAGTTAATGTATTGAATCTTTTTAGTGAAAGTTGCATAGCTTCTTCTGAGCTTTCATCCCACACTATGTTGTGCCATTTAATTGATCCACCAGCATACTTACCATCTAGAACTTCATAGTCTAAGACAGCCATCTCTTTACCTGTTTTAGACTTCTTAGCAACTGAACTATCCATGATCTTTACGTTATAACTTCCTGCTTCTTCTACCATCTTTCCAAAAACTTTACTTGTATCACTTGTAAATCCAAAACTCATTTTATTTCTCCTCTACTTTCTTTTCTTCTTTAACTTCTAATAATTCTTCTGCGTGCATCAAAGTTCTATCGTCTATTCTGTTTTTACCTTGATTGCCTTGTTCAGGATCACAATCTATCCACCGACTGCCATCCTTTTTGTAAATTCTGCCTACAAAGTCAAACATTGACGTAAAGGCATTGAACGTTTTATCGTTCATGTCTGGGCTAAACCTACCGTTTCCAAGATTTCCACCATTATCAATCTGATGTGCTGTTGCTAGTACAGTTACACCGCTGTTTCTCAAGTACATTCCTAACTGTCTAAACCACAACTGCAACTTCTGATAATTCTGTCGTCCGTCTTTAGAACGTCCGTCAATATTCTCTAACACTAAATTCTGCAATGATGACATGTTATCCAAGCAGATAACGTCATATTTTTTGCTATCAACAGCTCTTGCAACCATTTTTTGCACTAATTCCTGAATCATTGGTCCGTCTGCTTGTTCCAAGATTCCAATATCTGTATCTTTCCTACCACGTACAACATTGGTAGACATATCAAATGACATCAGTAACTTTTTTCCTTCAAACTGATTTAAGAGGCTTGTTTTCCCTGTCCCACCAGCTCCATATACAAAATACAGATATGGCTGTTTAGGAATCTCACCATTTTCATAAAATTTCAACCCTTATCACTCCTTTCCTTTATCCTTACTCCACATCCATACACTATCTTTGCTGACTTTTTCAGCTAACTTCATCAACTCAATATCCTTTTTAGTCATTCTTAATCCTCCGTCTTGATTACTATCTTGTCTGGTTGTTCTTGAATTTGAACACCATTAATGACTTCTCCAGTATTAGTATTTACAACCTTACTTTCTACAACAGATAGACCATCTAAACCTTTTTTAGCTGCATCCTTAAATAATTTCTTTTCTAGTTTAGGTACGCTTGTTACAAACTCAGTGTCTTTTAACACATCAACTAATTTGTTCTCTTCATAAATCCACTTAGGTTGTTGTTTCCTTGAAGATAATTTGCCATTAGGACTACTGAATTTAAATTTAGGGTTCTTAGCCCTTTCGTTTGTAAAGTATTCCTGTAGTAGACCTTCAAAGTATTCTTTAGAATCATTAGCTTTAGAATTCTCATGATCTAACCATTCATCAATACGTTCATGGTTCTTATCTGCTAGTTTCTTGTTTTGATCTATCGTTTTATTTACTTCTCTTAGCTTGTATAAAGCCCAATCTGCTTTTTCTGGACTATCTACAATAAATCTATCTTCTTCAACTTCTACTTGTTCTAATTCTTCTACTTCAGCCATCTTTTTACGCTCCTTGCTTTTGTTTTAACTGCATTTCTAATAAATTCATCATTACTCTAGTTTTAACTTTATCTTCCTCATTCAAATCATCTTTATTAAGAGAATAAAAGTCTTTAATTAACCTGTACCTATCTTCTACTGTGTCTATAAATTTCATGATTTTTGTTATATAATAATAATTAGGTTTTATATTTTTGTTTTCAGTGGCTGCAACCACTGATTTTTTTGTATCTAGCACTTCTCATCACCTCCTTTAAATCATCATCTCTTCAATGATCCAGATATTATAACTTCCACAAATTGGACAACGTTTAACGTCATCTACATCCTGTATTCCATAAACTTCAAAAACTAACTCACATTCATCACACTGCCAACGTCCACCAGTGTCATACTCTAAGCTTGGTTCATCTTCCATTTTGTTTCCTCCTTTAATCAAAAAACTCACCTTTTTTAATCGCTATAACAATTCCGTGTAATGCGTATCCTGCAAGTACGGATAGCCCAATCAATGTAAAATAAGCTGCAGTTGTTAATTTGATCATTGTTTTTCATCCTTCCTTTTCCACGCTCTATACAAATCAACACATCCTGCGTACGCTATGCATAGCAGAATACCGTATATACACCACATATCATTTACCTCCAGTAAAAATATCCTTAATCCAACTAACCAAAACAAAAATTATTACATAAGCTATACACGCTACAATTACTGCTAGTATTGGTTCCATTAGGTCACCTCAAATCTTTCTGCTTGTCATATATCTATCCAAATCTTCCTTATCAAAGAATGGTTTAGTCCCACCTTCTATTGGATAGATTGGTCTTGGTGCATCTGGTTCTTTTCGGACATTATCAAAATATTTAGGCTCCATTCCACAATACTCAGCAGCTTGAGATCTATTTAGAAATCTTTGGTTATTAAACTTCATTCTTTCTTCTGCCATTTTCAACAAAGCGTCAAAAAGCTTGTTTAAAAAATCTCCTAATGCTTTTTTGCTAAATAAGTCTGCTAATTCCATCAAAATCACCTACCTCATTTTTTAAAAAAGTTTCTTTTAGGACACCAATTCAGCAAAAAAAATTTCATTAATCATCTCTCCATTAATTTTTAGAATTTTTGCTATAGCTTTAATCTCATCAGCCTTAAATGGTCTCTCATCTCTTAACCCTTTATAAAATGTAGATTTCGACATCTTAACTCCATTTTCATTAATTTCATTAATTAATGTACCAATTTGGATTCCTTGACTTTTAATGATACCCAACAATTTGTCCTTCTTCATCAAAATCTCTCCTTTCTAAGTTTCCTTTAAGACACTTTTATTAAAACATGCTTTTTAGAATATGTCAATAACTTTTGTATCTTTTAAGACACTTTTTTGCTATGTATTTTAATAATGTTTATTTTAAGACACTTTTTTGTTATAATTTATACTAAAGTTTACTTTAAAGGGTGGTGATTTCATGAACTTAAAAAATAGACGTTTAGAATTAAATTTAACACTTGAAGATGTAGGTAATTATGTAGGTGTTGGTAAATCTACAGTTAGAAAATGGGAAAATGGAGATATTACCAATATGAAAAGAGATAAGATTGTATCTCTTTCTAAAATTTTAAAATTAGATCCATTAGATATCATTGATCCAAATAATGAATTATCAAATAGAAATAACAGATATATTAAAGCTGTTATTTCTGGTATGAATAGATTATCTAGTGAACGACAAAAAAACGTAAAGAATTATGTTGATAGTCAACTTGATGAGCAAGAAAATAGTAAAATTTCTGAAGATGTCAGCTCTATACCAGTTGTTCATAATTCAGCTGTTGCAGCTAACCCTACTGAACTAACATATGGAGATACCGTATTACAAGATGAAGAATTTGAAAGAATACCAGATAATGCTGATTTAGCTATTCCCGTCATTGGTGATTCAATGGAACCTACAATTAAAAACGGCGGATTGGTATTTATTCATGAGCAACCTACTATTGAAAATGGTGAGATAGCAGTTGTTGAAATTGATGGTGAAGGGACAACGTGTAAGAAAGTCTATTTTGATTATTCAAATAAAGAAATTATTTTAAAATCTATAAATCCTAAATATCCAGATAGACATATAAATTCAGATAGAATAAGAATTATTGGAAAAGTTGTACTCTAAAACAAGAAGGTGTATATGATGAGTTTTTTTAATTCTTTAAATTCATTTTTTAGAAAAAACAAAGATAGTAACTATTTACCAGACTATTTTTTTAATATTCCTGATGATGTACTGAAATTTATGTACTTTAAAAATGGTCCTAAAAAAAATATAGATAATCATACTGATGAGCCTTCTGCTATAGATATAAAATTGCCAATATCTGAAGATTTTCATAATCTAGAAAAAATTCCTTACTATCCATCATATGAATCACTTCAACCCAACCAACGATTTTATTTTTTAAGTTGGCTTGCAAAACGTAATTGTCCAGAAGATGTTGGATATGCATTTCTTTACCTATACTCTTTGGAAAGAAGGTTATATGATGGTGAGTATATTAAGGAGACATTATTAGAAATAAATTCTCTTCAAAAAATCATTAATAATAATTCTTTTATTCATTATTCAAGTATTTCTATTATTTACGCTATCTCAAGATATAACCTCTATAGTTTTTTTGACACTTTAGATACGAGTATATTTCCTAATTTTTTTGTTCTTACTAAAAAAATTGTCTATGATGGTAAATTAACTGCATCAGAAATCATAGATTTTTCTCATATATTAGGATATAAAGAAAAAAGATACATTAATAATTATTATGATATTTTTAAAAATGAGTTATTACAAATTTTAGAAGAAAAATATCATACACCTGAATTCATTTTCTCTGGTACAAATGATAAAGTTCCATCTATGAATCTAATATTGTCAAATTTTTCTTTGCCAGATAGGAATGTATATTTTCCTGATATATCTAATTCTAGTATTGGTACAGAATTATGCTCTCTTTTATATATGGCTCATGATAAGACTAAAAAAAGTCTTAGAAAAAATAATAGTTATAAGCATATTAATAAAACCGTAAAAAAGGAAATAAATGTTAGAACTGGATATCCTATAGCTACACAAAAATCTATTAACAGCACTAAACAAGCTTTAATCGATTCAGCTAAAAACAACACATTTGATAAAAATGAAGCACTGGCAATAGCCCGGTCATCTGTAAATGAAAATGGAGCTTTAACCATGGTAAGTAGTTACAGATGCTTCTTATATGATGAAATTTTCTTAAAAGGTGAATTAGCTTATAAGTATGGTGACTGGGATGAAGCAGAGAAATTATGGTTAACAATACTTGAAATCTCCCCTACTCAAGTTTGCGAAAAGCTATCGATAATGTATAGAAAACAGAAAAGATATTCTGATGAAGTATATATATTACAAAATGGTATAAATCTATGGAAAAACTCTATTTTTAATGTTTATAACGGCTCGACAGAGGATTTAGAAGTTAGACTAAAAAAAGCATCTGCTTTGTATACAAAACATAAAGCGTCTGACAAATCTACAGGTATAGATATACCTAATGCTAGTTACGATCATCAATTCGTTTCTGAATTAGTTGATTTAGCGAGATTACATAATAAGAGATGACATATATCAAGTTGCAATGCCAAAAAATATAATTAATTATGACCAATGATTTGACGTCACTAAAAGCTAATCTCAAAGATATTTTAAGGAGAGATTTTATATGAGAAAAATTATTAAGTATAATAATTAATATATTTTCTAGTATAATTTTAGAAAAAAATCCATATTAAATTTGATATTAAAATAAAATATTTTGGAGATGATTATAATGTCTGACGAAGGAAAAGTTATTAGTTTTATTAACATGAAAGGTGGCGTGGGTAAAACAACATTAACAATTAACATTGCTAATTACTTAGCAAATAAAGAAAATAAAAAAATTTTAATAATAGATTTAGACCCTCAGTTCAACGCAACTCAAGCTCTATTACTAAAACAAGAAAAAAACAAGCTCTCTAATAACATTAATAAGCAAGATGAAGATGAAGTTGAGTTTAAAGCAGAAGTTAGTTCAGCAGAACAATACAAAAAACTATCAAAAAATGGTAAAACAGCATTCCAGATTTTTTATCGAACAGTTATAACGAAGAATACCCAAAAAGACATTATATATGAATTTTCTGAAAATATATCATTCGTCCCTGGAGATTTAGAATTATCATCAGTCGTAGCTGGAGATACAGCTAGTAAAGTAGGATTAATTGATAAATTTATTAAAATCAACAACCTTAAAGAGAAATTTGACTTTATATTAATTGATTGTCCGCCGACCTGGTCAATCCTTACCCACTCGGCATTATATGCATCAAAATACTATTTAATTCCTAGTAAACTTGATTTTTATTCATCTATAGGTATTAATTCGCTGCAAAATAAAATCAGTGAAAAACTAACAAATGATTGTATGTATCAAGAAACTTCTAGAAAATTATTTAATTTAGGTATTGTATTTTCGATGACTACTAATTTACAATCAGAGAAGAGATTACGTGAAACTGTCATTAAGGACTATGACACCAAGATTCATGTTTTTGATGCTGAAATACCACTAATTCCATCTGCATCAAGTTCTTTCCTATTCTACTCTGAAGTAGAAAATAATAAAACTTACTCTAACTTATCAAATAGTTTTGAAAAAATTATGTCTGAATTCATCTCACAAATTACAAATTATGAGGAGGAACTAGATAATGAGTAATAAAAGTAAAATTGATGAAATATCTAGATTAAAATCACAGTTATCCTTATTGGATGGTAACAAATTAAATTCAGAAGAATCTACTATTTTTTTTGCCGGTTTTTTTTATTCTCTTATCCTAAATAAAACTATTTTCAAAAATAATAAAGATATTATTGAATTTCTGAACTCTAACTATATAGAGCCACTAAAACTGCCACCATTCAAACAATATCTTTATAAAAGTAGAACCTTACTTGGATCTAGAGTTTCTCGCTATATATTGGAAAAAATATCGTACTCAAACTTAATAGAACTTAGAAAATTAACTATGATTTATTTAGATAGTCAATTAGATGGTCATCAAGAAAAAAGAAAAAAGAAAAAATCTAATTTAATAAATGAACTTTCTGGATGGTTAAATAATGATAATTAATAAAAGTGATGTACTAAATCAATTCGATGACTATCGTGAAATAATATCAAAAGCCACAAATTTACACCTTTCTTTAAAGAAGGAAAGTAAAACTTTTCTTCGTGTATATGTTTTATGGAGCTTGTCTAAACGACCCGAATTAGAAAAATGGTTACATAATAATTACTATGTAGTTTCACTGTCATTTTTATTAGAAGCTTTTACATGTCTTATGTTAAACCAAACATCAGGAGCTCAATTATTACTTAGATCGTCAGTTGAAAATTTTATAAAATTTTGCTTATCAACTGAAAACTTAACTATTGATAACACCCGATTCAAACAAAATCTAAAGTCACTTAGAACTGTCTACAACGACGAAAAAATACTGCAACATATCAGCAAATTAGAGACAATATATCATGACTTATCAAAGCTTTCTCATTCTGCCAGTTCGTCAGAAATAAGTATAGTTAACTATATTGGTCAGACTTTAAATGTTACTGAACTAGAATTCACAAATACAATTACTTATATAAGAAAAATCATTGACATTTATCTACTATTTATCTTTACTATATGTCGCGAGTCTCTTAAAAAATGGGATTCAAGTGACCTTAGAAATACATTAAAAATTGGATTTAAAGATAATAAGGTAAAAAGTATATTACACCAATTATCATTTTGATAAAAATAGCATCACAGATTTAGAGCAATAAAAAAATAGCTTTTATTGTTTGCACTTAAACCCGTCAAAATCGACGGGTTTAACTAGAACTAAAAAAGAACATACATTCTAAGGAGATGATTATAATGGTTCAAATAATCAAATATACTAAAAAAGGAGAATCTTTATATAGATTTAAATTATATTTAGGCATTGATCCGTTAACTGGTAAACGTGTAGAAACTTCCAGGAGAGGATTCAAAAGAAAAAAAGATGCAGAACATGTAATTAGGCAGTTACAGTTAGACTTTGCTAATGGAAACTATGGAAAAGCTAAAGATACAAATGTTAAAACCTTTGATGACTTGTTTAACTTATGGTTTGAATCATACAAGAACACTGTAAAACCTAATACAGCTGAAACCAAAAAAATAAGATATGAACGAGTTGTAAAGCCGTTGATTGGTAATGCAAATATTAAAAAAATTACTCCTGCATTAGCTCAACAAATAGTTAATAAGTTAGCTGCTAAATACAAGAGTTATCGTCAATATCTAGTAGTACTCAATTCTCCATTAAATTATGCTGTTAAATTGAGTATATTAGATGTTAATGTTTTTAAATTAGTAATCTTTCCTAAAGCTACTGATAAGAAAAAATATAAACATATTGAATCTGATAATAATTTTTACTCTAAAGATGAACTTATCACTTTTTTAGAAAATGTCAAAGGATACAATTTCAAATACTATACATTCTTTAGACTACTTGCCTATTCTGGTATGCGTTCTGGTGAATGCTTAGCTTTACAATGGAAAGATATAGACTTTAATAATCAAACAATTACTATAACTAAAACCACTGCATATAATCCTGGTAAAAAAGAAACAACTATAAATACACCTAAAACTAAGAAATCAAAACGAGTAATCTCTATAGATAATGCTACGTTATCTGTATTAAGAAAATGGAGATTACAGCAACAGAAAAAACTATTGAAATTTGGTTTTAATGCTAATAATTCTCAACAATTTTTGTTTACAAATCCTGAAACTAACCAATATTATCCATCTCACGTTGCAACATCTTGGTTAGGAACAGTATACCGTAATTTTCCAGATATGAAAAAAATAACTGCACACGGTTTTAGACATACTCATGCTTCTCTTTTATTTGAGTCTGGTGCTAATATCAAAGAAGTTCAAGAACGCTTAGGACATTCGACTTCAAAAATGACACTAGACATTTATACTCATGTTACACAAAATCGAAAGCAAGAAATTTCACTTAAATTTGCTAATTTTATGCAGAACTAAAAACAAGTGTGGGTCATTTTGTGGGTCATTTATATAAAAGCATAAAAAAGTTGCCATAAACGTTGATAAATCAACATTTACAGCAACTAAATTAAATATTATTTAATTTAATTCATTAATTAAATTACTTAAACAATCTTTTATTTCAGCTGGCAATGGATTATCAGGATGGTTTCCCTCATACTTTTCAATCCATTCCAGTCTAATTTCTAATCTTCTCTTCAATTTCTCAGTGTAACTCTTATCTTTAAAATCAACTGGATATTTTTCAAATGGTAAGTAATACATTCCATCTAAAGAACCAAATTTTTCCCAATTAACTTTTTCATTAGCTATATCTTCTAAAATTTGTAAAGTTATCTCTTTATCAATATCAATACCGTTATAAGATGCTGTATTCACTATATAACCAGATACATTACGTTTTTCAAATAACTCTTTAAAGTCACGATAATCTTCAGCTAATGGATATGCACGAAATGGATTAGCAAAAGGCTCAATTACAAGAGAATTTCTATCAGCATTTACTACATTTTCTGCTGTTGATCTCTTAGTAGCTAATGTTACTCCAAAAGTTGCTGCTAACGTTGGATTATCTAACTTAACAACAGGTGGAAGACTATCATCTTTCATAATCCAAAAAATAGAATCTATAGGTGCATTTTCTTTATCCACCCTATTCAATGAAGCATATCTTGACTTAATTGTACGACCATTTCCATTACGTAAATCTTCAGTTACTAAAACTCGCTTATTTTCCTCATTTAACGTTACACCTACATTCATAACTGTGGTAAAGTAGCTTGCTTCTTTTGAACCAGGCATATAATCATTAGTCTTATCAAAATAGGCTGGTTCTAATGCAACTGAACTTCCATTTATTCTTGAAATTACAAAAGCATCATCATGAAGAACATCAATATCATATTTGCCACCATGTTTAGCATGAGTTAATGTCGATTTTCCTGAGCCAGATAGTCCATAGAATGCAAAAACTTTATCATCTTTATCGTCAAATCTAAATACTTTTTCTCCACCATGTGAAGCTGTGTATCCATGTCTATGAGCTATTGCCCAAGCTAATGTTAATGTCGATTTTTTTAGTTCTCCAAAATATCTTAAACCTAATATTGCAGCTACATTATGTTCAGCATCAATTATTACTAGGCCATTAGGATAGTTTTCATCTTTAAATTCAGGATCAGCATAAATAAAAATGTCTCCTTCTTCATATTTATGAGAAGCTTGATACATTTTTTCATATTCTGAAGTTACTGGTTGAAAATTTAGCATATATGATAACATATTAAATTCATAACCTTTTGGGACAGCAAGGTGTGATTTTAACATAAAATCTTCATCTAATCCTACATAAACTTCTGTCTTATAGAATTTTCTGTCACTAGCTTCAAAAATTGCATCTCTAAGAACTCCTGCTAATTCGTTAGTATCTTCTCCTAAATGCCCAATAATATGTCGTGCAGCTGCTGTTCTTCCAACAATTTTTCCATGATTATTTACTAACATTTTAGAATCTACTGGTAACCCTAATTCTTGGGTATGCTTTATTGGAACATCTGTCACAATTGTACTAGGACAATTTTTTGCTAAATAATATGCTTTTGAAATATCTGTTACTCTTTCAAAATTGTTACCATAAAATGCTGTTTCAACAGTCGTTCTAATTTGTGAAAGGAGGGGATTCTTTTTATTAATATCTACTTCTTTATAATGACTAATTGTACTCAT